CTTCGCAAGCTTCGGAGATGCGCCGTTTCTCGGCATCTCTTCTTGCTCTTAAATGCTCCCTATCGCGAGTATCTAGGAGGTGGGATATTCTTGGGTCACTTAGACGTAAGATATTCCGTTGCTGAGCGTGAACGGGCTCAGCCAATTGGTTCGTTATGGAGTAGCTCTCTGTAACGCCCAATACCACTCTCCAATCTAATTGTAGATTGTGAGGGTTGTACAGCGGTCTGACCGCTGGCACTGGTAGTTCACCCGGATCCGGGGGAATTTCCTGAGTAGGCTTCTTTTCAGACTCTTTGTCTTTCCTGAACCTATTTCCCGCTCTGTATTCTGCAAAAACTGCATTTACAGTCGGAGTAGCCGCTAGATTAAGGTCACTTGAACTTGCGGTACTTACGGTACGAGGGAGTAAATCCAACTTGTCCGTTTTTGGCGAGAATACTTTCCGGATGGAATGCATTACATCGCTGCCGGCATTTCCGAAGACCTTGTCTACGAATGCTGGCTTGGAGAGATTTTCTCCAGTGATACGCACTAGGATATTTACCAAGTGTAGTACCGGTTTCGTGAGAGGGTCACCCATGAGTACCCCCTTCCGAAGCATAACCTGGCGCGGAGAAGTAAATGGACTCTCCTCGTACCAGGGTTCGCCGATCAGGGACATTGGTCCTTGAGCTTCGAACACAATCGGGCGCGGCTGATAGCACGTCGCATTCACGATTGTCTGAAGGATTGGTGGAATTCCACACCTCCCCATCCAGTACTTTGATATCGCGCGGGCAACCTCGTGATTCATAGCATCTGTCGCATTCTCGTAGTCAGTCGAGGATAGAAACAGGTCTCGGAAGGTAGTAGTAAGTAACTTCTCGCCGTCCGAATTGGTTTTAACGCTCTCAGATAGAGGGTTAAAGCTCACTTCCTTTCCAGAGTCCGTGAAGGACTTCTTGAAGGATTGCCAAGCGTGTGAGGACTTCCCCATTCCGCTTGTCGAAGATTCTATCTTGGTCAGTGGCCAAGAACAGATCTTGTTGACTACGTCCAGC